TGTAGATAAAAATAAAATACTATTATTGCCTGACCCATCGGTTATTTGTTGGGCAGTAGATGTAAGTATAGTATTAGCACTTGTCTTTAAGAGACCTACATATGTTACCGATATTTGTGTATTAGTTAATGTTGCCATTTACAATTTTTTTTAAGTAAATTATTAATTTCTGCACATTTTTATTTTTAGGTTTGCTTTTTCTTTTCATAATACCCAACCATTGAAAAGAGCATCCTTATCTGGATCAATATCATCATTAGTATTAGAGGTATATTCAGGGTAACTACTTTGATTAAAACTCATAAAATCAATAAATCTTCTTGTATAATACTCTGCAATATCTCTTTCTTTTTTAACTAAATAATCAATTTCATTTTTACTAACTGTTTCTGCATTTTCACTTGTATGTTTAAAAACACCACCATTTTTAATTTGATATGCTGCAAAAGGTATATAATCTGCCATAGCATAGTGTATAAGCATTGGCTGTATATATGTTGTTACAAGAGTTAAATAAACGCCTGACAAACTTGCACCACCCACACCTGCAACATCATTGCTGATTTTATTATAAAGGTCTGTACCTAAATAATTTCTTATATGTATATTTTGTGCTATTTTTATAAACTGAATAAACTTGTCAGTATCAACGTTACCATCTAAAATAGAATTTTGTACTAATTGTTTTCTTGTTATAAATAATGCAGTTGCCATAGTCTATCTTGGGTTTTTATATCCTTTGTTTGGCATATCAATTGGTCTTGTTGCCACTTCTCTTGGATTTTTGTTTTTCTTAGGTGCAGATGGACCCTCAAATCTTGCACCTTTTCGGTCATCAAGTGGTAATGCACTAATTATCTTTCTTGCCCTACCAACTGATATTTTTTTGTTATTCTTTTTTAAATAAACTCTACGAAGCCATACGTGGTGACAGTTTGCACCTCCCTTGTATAGCCAAATATTATATCCCTCACCTTTTGCATCTGCAGGACTTAGGTCAACATTTGCTTTACTTACTTTATTTAAATCTTCAACACGATACACTTTGTTTGCTTTTAGCATTTTTTTACAAAACTCTCTCGTTACAACGTTACCTTTTTTATCTATTGTTAACTCACCAGAATATGCATACCTTATTCTAAACAGATCAGTATCTTGTATGCTTTTTTTTCTTGCATCACCCGTTACAACTGTTGCAAATTCAAAATATTTTTGTATCTCACTTTCATCTTCAAGAGCTAATCTTTCATCAATCAACTGCCACTCATCACCCATATCTTCTCCTTTTGCTATAACATTGTCTGCTACTTGAGATCCTAAGTTACCACCTAAAAAGTAATCTTTTTTTAAATCATCTCTTTTTATACCAGTTTCTTCTTCTCTTGTTTCTTCATCATTTACATTTTCTAAATCTGTAAATTCTAATGGTTGTAATGTTTTGAAATATAAGTTTAGTGATATATTATTATATGCTAATATTTTATCAAAGCTGTCTATTAATAATGTTTGAAATGGTCTAATAACAGTGTTATCCATTAGTATTGATGCAGTCTTTAATTCATCTGCATTATTACCTAATCCTGTTTGGTCTTTAATACCTAAAAGCATAGGACTAACCACCCTGTGGCTAACCATTATTTTTTTTGTACTTTCATCACTTAAAAACTGATACTGATTATGCGCATCACTTAATTGTATTGGGTCAATACTAGCCTGTGCTTCTGGGTTATCATTAAATGCTAAAATAAATTTACCTGCATTACTGCTTCCACTAAACTTTTGGTATATTCTTTGTTCGATAAGTCGCCTTTCTTCTTCATTTGGAACTCCGTTGTTAAAGTTTATAAGCATTGATGGTGCTAGTCCATTAAGTATATTATTTAAATGATAATTACTAACCTCCTCCTCTAGTTCGGCATATTGCAAACCACCCTGATAATCAACAGGACTATAGTAAAAATATCCTGCCCTGTAAGGCTTTATGTACATTATTTCAATACTCTAATTGCTTTCACCAAATGATGGGATTCTTTTTAATTGAGTTTGTGGTTTTACCTTTTCCCAATCAGGTGCATAATAAAAAGCTTTAATTTCACCATCTTCACTTTTTTCTGCTCTTAATGTTTCAATAGGTAAATGTTCAAGTTGTACAATTTTTGATCTGTCAACTGAATAAATTACTTGTATTGCACATTGCCCCATTAACTTTAGATCATAACATAATTTTCTTACACAATGATTTTGAAATAAAACTTTCATTTGTGCATAATCATTAGGTTTTGAACTACTATTTGTAGCGTCTAATCCTTTTCCATAAATCATTTCACTAATAGCGTTTATAATAGCATTATTAGTTGGACTGCCATTATACCTGTCTATAAGATATTTAAAGTATAAATTATCTTCTCCGTATTGTATGTAATCTCTGTTGTAAACTTCAACTACATCAGGACTTGTATATGTGCTTAAATTTATTACTCTTAAATCACTCATACTGTTATATATTCGTTATCTGATGAAATATTATTACTAATAGTGTATTCTCCACTATTTATATCGTAGTTACCATTTGTAAGGTTTTGATTTGTAACAAAAAATTTATCTTTATAAATAATCTCAGATGATGAGTTTACGGTTAAATTATAAAATCTGTTCTCTTTTAATATTGTGTTGCTGTCACTATCTACCATACCTGTTCCTGTTACTAAAAATGTAAGATAATTATTGCTAGTAAAAGAGGTTTGTACACTACTATATGTAAAACTTTTATTTGTAACCTCATCTCTAACAATGATATTATTTACTGATGCAAATGTTCTAGGAATTATTTTTATACTTTGTCCTGTTGCACTAGTAGTTAAAATCTTCATACCTATATAACAAAG